GGCAAATCAGACGAGCCCTCTATTTTCTCTGGTCCTTAAGAGCGGGGACCAAGTCGGTGGTGTACGTGACACTAACCTCCTTGTCAGTATGGCCAGGCTCCTTCCACCGGAGCTAGCTCGTTCGGCGCTGGCATGGTTGCGTACTCTTCTTGGTGGACCGTCCCCGTGGGTTCGGTCCGTTGAGAAGAACACTGGCGAACCTAATTGCGGAGTGGCGTTCCGCATTAGGAGGCACCGTACGAGGGTGTCAAGCCTGACTTTGTTGAGCGTCGATGCCAACCTAACTGGTGTTCTCCTCCGCATTATTGCGGGGTTGAGTCTCGTTGGGGGTGCTTGGTGTTGTCGCGAGGCATTGAGAAGGTTTGTTCACTCTCGTGGCGGTGAGGGGCCATTTTGGTGGGCACAGGGGGAAGTGGGTGACGATCCTGCTCTCTTCCGTATCCTTGATGACGATGTTATCAGGGGTGTTCCACATTCACGCTATTCACTGGGGAGGGGTTCCATCTGCGTACCCCTCTTGCGGCACTTGAGACTCTATTCCTGCTTTGTCAAGCGGGATTATGGCCTCCTTTTGACACTACGCAATCGTGCTATTGTGTGGTGCAAGGAGCATGAGGTCTCGGACCGTCACGCTGAGGACTTTATTCCTACGACGGTTGCAGAGGCCTTTAAACTGGGTCCAAGTGAGCAGAGAGCTCTTGCCAGTTTGAGCTCTTATGATACCAAGCTAGCGGTTGAATCCTCCACACAGCTGTCCGTGGGGAAAGTTCCGATAGCCGACCCGGTGAGTATCATGGACGTGGTAACGGGGAGACGCACTATCGCTGCTTTCATGCGTGCCCGCCACTTGCAATTGTCACTTGCAAGGGTCCAAATGGACAGCGGCTAGGGGTGCCCAGTCAAATCTGCGGGTGTCTGTTTAGGGAGGGTGCGCCCTTGCCCTCTCGATCCAGGCTGTCGATTAACATCCGCACATATTGATTGGGATTGCAAAGTCGGTCGTTGTCTTTTTCGCCCATACAGACTCTGTTGGCCGGAGCTCTGGGTTCCAAAGGTCCATCGAGCATGTGTGCACAACGAGTACGTTGGGCTGACATCCCGCGTGCTTGGGGAGACGCCGGCATCCACTGTGGTTGGAAGGTATTTCTTCACCAAAACTATGCGAAAAATTTGCAATATGTTGCGTTCTCAAGGCATAGTTGAGGAGTGGGAATATGAGAGGGTGCTGGAGTCTTACAAGGGTGCTAGACGTAGTCGTTATATGCGTGCTTATGAGGAATTAGGTGTGATCCCTAACGACTCAAAATCTGCCAAACTTTCTTGTTTTGTCAAGGCTGAGAAGGCAGATTTTTCAGGAGAAAAATTGCCAGATCCACGCATTATTGTGGCCAGAAAGCCCAAGTGGAATCTGGAAATAGCAAAATGGATCAAACCTATAGAGAAGCGCGCATTTTCGCTACTACACAGGCAAGGTGGAAGTTCTACTCGCGTTATAGTAAAAGGTTTAAATCCAGACAAGCGAGCAGCACTTATTCGCAAAAAGTGGGACAAATTCAAAGAGCCGGTGGTGGTTTCTGTAGACGCTTCAAGATTCGATAAACATGTGGAGAAATACCAACTCTTGGCAACCCACGCTGTTTATAAGAGTCTTTGTCCCGATAGCAGGTTTTCTTGGATGCTGTCTAAAATGATAAATTCCAAAGGAAAGTTCCG